ATGACACATAGAGGGCCAAACATGGCCCAAGTACCTAGTGTCTCTTCTGTATATGGTTCAGATTGTAGAGCATGTTGGATAGTCCCTAAGAACTATAAGTTAGTAGGGATAGATGCATCAGGACTTGAGTTAAGAATGTTAGCTCATTATATGAATGATAAGGAGTATACAAATGAAATCATTAATGGAGACATACACACCGCTAATCAAAAGCTTGCAGGACTTGAATCTAGAGATCAGGCAAAAACTTTCATCTATGCACTCATCTACGGAGCAGGAGATGAAAAGCTTGGATCTGTGGCAAAAGGATCTAAACGAACTGGTAAGAAGCTTAGAGAATCATTTATCGCTAATCTCCCATCATTCAAGCATCTTAGAAATAGAGTTGAAAGAGAAGCTTCAAAAGGAAGAATTAAGGGCTTAGATGGTAGGACATTAATAATAAGAAATGAATACAGTGCTTTAAATACATTACTGCAAAGTGCAGGATCAATAGTAATGAAAGAAGCATTAGTTTGTTTTAGCAATTTAATATCAAACTTGGATGCTAGTGTAGTAGCTAATGTCCATGATGAGTGGCAAGTAGAAGCATATAAGAACCATGCTGAAGAAGTAGGAGATCTTGGAGTTAAAGCAATTAGGGAATCAGGAGTAAGGTTATCCTTGAACTGTCCTCTTGATGGAGAATATAAGGTGGGTCTTAATTGGAGTGAAACGCACTAATGAATAATATAGTTGAAGATATAAATAAAACCTTAAAAAGTATCTCTTTAGGAGAAGTAGATATATCAGAAGAGTTAATTGAAGAGTTTGGAGAAGAAGTAAAGCAAGCTTTAAGAGATTGGAGTAAACCTAAACCACAAACAAACTTTCAATTAAGAGTATCTAATATTGGAAAGCCTCTTAGAAAACTATGGTTTGAGAAAAGAAAACCAAATCAAAATGAACCTGTATCTCCTTCTCTTAGTCTGAAGTTTCTTTATGGTCATATATTAGAAAGCCTAGTTGTATTCTTGGTTAAACTATCAGGTAACAAAGTAACTGATCAACAAAAAGAAGTAGAGATAAATGGTATTAAAGGTCATTTAGATTGCAAGATTAATGGTACAGTAGTAGATATAAAGTCAGCTTCTAGATTTGCTTTTAATAAATTCAGTAAAGGATTACTTACTGAAGACGATCCATTTGGCTACATCCCTCAACTATCAGCTTACGAACATGCTGAGAAAACTAATGATAGTTATTTCTTAGTAATAGATAAAGAAAGCGGAGAGCTTTGTGCTTATAAGCCAGATGACTTTGATAAACCAGATGTACCTATGATGGTTAATAGTGTGAAGAATTGGTTAGATGGTGAAATACTTCCTGATAAGTGCTTCCCTACAGAGCCTGAAGGTAAAAAAGGTAATGAGAAACTCAATAAAAACTGCGTTTATTGTGAGTTTAAACGAGATTGTTATAAAGATTCTAATGATGGTAAAGGTCTTAGAGTATTTAGTTATGCCAAAGGCCCATTATACCTAACAACAGTTAAGTCAGAACCTAAAGTAGAAGAACTATATGAATGGTAAAAGAGCAAAGAAACTAAGAAGAACAGCCAACTATTTATTAAAAGCCTGGATTGTAAGAAATACCAATAATGATGCAGATATTAATGATCCTATGTTGGCTAATTACCTACCAAAAGATCCTTACTTTGTAGATAACACTACAAGAAAGACTAATTTCTATACTCAAAAATGGGCGGTGAAAAAATTAAAACGACTAATGAAAGCAAAACAGACAATAAATCTAGATCTAAAACTAGAGGAAATGGTGTAGCTTTTAAAAAGGGTTATAGGAAAAAACGAATACCTAGACCTAATGATAGACCTGATGTAGAAGGATATGACTCTAATTGGGAATACCTACTACATACTACTATTTTAAAAGATTGGACTATCCATACTGAAACACTTGACTATATCGTTGAGCATAAATACCACCCTGATTTTATTAGGGATATTGAAGGTAAGAAGATCTTATTAGAAGCTAAAGGGAGGTTCTGGGATCACGCTGAGTATAGTAAATATAACTGGATTAAAAAGCATTTACCTGAAAATACTGAATTAGTTTTTTTATTTGCTGAACCTACAGCTCCTATGCCTCAAGCTAAAAGGCGTAAGGATGGAACAAAACGTACTCATTCTGAATGGGCTGAAGCCAATGGATTTAGATGGTTTAGTTCTCATAGTATTCCTAAAGAATGGATAGATGAAACATCACAACTAGCAGAAGATCCTGAAAGAGTATTGGAGGTGGAATGAGTAGATGGCAGGATAATCTTCCTAAAACAGATATTAAGATGAGCATAAATGATGAGCCACCTGAAGCATGGGATAGGGCTTATAATGCAGGTAAACCTAAACAATGGAAGGAAAAGAAAGTGGGACATGAAGTTTTTAATGGATCAATAGTAGATGATAAAATTAATCCTAATCATTACAGGACAGATACTATTGAGTGTATAGATGCTATTGAGGCTATGTTAACTCCAGAAGAGTTTATTGGCTACTTGCGTGGCAGCATTATGAAATATGAATGGAGATATCCTAATAAGAATGGTGTGGAGGATCTCAATAAATCTCAGTGGTTTAAAAATAAATTAATAGCCAAGTTAAAAGAAGGCAGATTCCCATGAGCAAAAAGAAATATATCTATGCTGCTGATGTAGTCAGGATAATTGATGGAGATAGTATTGTATTAAAAGCAGATCTGGGCTTTGACGTATGGATAAGTAAATCATTTAGGCTTAATGGTATTGATACTCCTGAATCTAGGATTAATATTAAAAAGTATCCTGAAAGAAAAAGGGAAAAAGAACTAGGCTTGAAAGCTAAACAAAGATTAAAAGTTCTTTGTGGCAAGAAAGTGGTAATAGAGGTAGTAGATAAGGGTAAATATGGTAGGCCTCTAATTAATATCTTTACTGGAGAATCAGAAAGAGATATATGCAAGATTCTTATAGAAGAAGGACTTGCTATTAAGTATCAAGGGGAAAAGAAAACTCATGTATGGTAATAAAACCCCTGCCCTGGTTCGCAATCCACGTTAGATTAATAGGAAGGACAGAGGTTTTATTGCTGTCAAGTATAACAGAGCTGTTGCGGGATATCTAGTTCGTACATGGCTAGGTAGTCTCCTTGTTCGGTGAGTGGTAGCATCGAGGCAAAAGATAAGATGAAGTATGGCGCAACAGGCCTTAGTATGTAGGTTCATTAACCATCAATCTTATCAACTACCACACTTATTAATTTAAAGGAGAAATATATGTCGTTATTTAACTGGCTTAAAAAAATATTTACTGAACCTGCCATTAAACAAAAAGCAGAAGCTGTAGTGGAAGAAGTAAAAAATACTGTCTCTGAAGGTATTGATGAAATTAAAGCTAGAAGAGAAAGAGCTAGAGATGATAAAGGTAGGTTTATTGCTGATGACCCTACTACTGAAAAGAATGAAGCATACAAAGATTAATGGAAATTATATTCTGTCTTGGATTCTTGAGTGGATACTTACTGGCTAAACTAAGTCAATAAATTTTATTGTCTTGCAATAAGATTCCATCCCATCTTGATATACAAGTAGCTTCAACATCAAAGTTAGTTTGGATATGGGTTCTTAATTTTTGACACTCATCTATTTGATAATCACCTGCAAAGGTTTCAAATACATACCAAGTGTTAAAAGAGATTAAATAAAGAACAGTAGTCATTAAATCCCCTCTTTGTGACCACATCTGAGGGGAAAGATGTTCCTTGAAAACTTAAAGGTGATTAAAAGTTTTTGGTCTATCATCATGAAAAAACTCAGAGATTAGAGAGAATCCACTAAGTTATAAACATATAACCATATTAGCTATAATATGTCTACCATTTTACTTTATGTGACCAGTATCTAGCTGAAAGCTTAGAAGGCTTTGCATCTTGAGCATTATGTCTAGCATAGTAAGATCTTTTCCTGGCTTTATCTTTAGCTGTCTTAGGATTCTTACCTGCTCCTCTTACTCCCTGTTGACCAAAGCGTATGGTCTTTACCTTGTCTCCTACTTTAGCTACGACTACATGGCTTTTAGTTTTATGCTTGGGAGTTCTTTTAGGTTTGTTATAACCACTAACACCTGCTCTAGCTAATCTAGGGTCACGCTTAGACTTACCACCTTTTTTATATTCTTCTCTCATCCTTTCTTCCTATAGGATCTAGTTTTCTTAGCAATACGTTTAGGCTGCTTAGAATGTTGTTTGCCTTTTTTAGTATCTTCTCTTTTCTTTCTAGTAGTGGCTGCATACTCTTTATCGCTAAGTGCTTTAATAGCTTTCTCAGGTAAATATCTTTCTCCTGTTTTAGCACTAGGTTTACCAGACTTAGTACGCCACTTTTGTTTAGTCCAGCTTTTTAAAGATCGTTGTGATTTTTTAAGAGGCATTTTTACGCTTCCTTCTTAGGGCTTCTTTACCACGTTTAGCTATGGCTGCTTGTTGTTTTTTGCCAGCTACTTTAGCTCTTTGTTCTAGTACAGTAAGTATTTGTATCTTTCTAGCAAAAGGTTTATTTATATTTTTAACTTTACGAACTGTATCTCTAGCATCTTGAACAGTAGCATATTTAATCCTAACTGTATCTTTAGGATTCTCATCAGTGTAAAGCCTACGCCCTGATCCTTTAGGTTTTTTACCTGTACCTTTCTTTGGATCAGCCATTATTATTTATAACCTCCACCTTTCTTTTTATATTCAGAGGCCAATAACTGCGCTTTTCTCGCACTCCATTGTCCAGGCTTACCTCCTTTTGAACCTGCTTTAATTCTATTAAATAGGTTCTTACGCATAGTTGGCTTGGTGTAATTACCTGCCTCGTTAACTCTACTCTTCTTTTTCTTTGCTGCTGACTTCTTCTTTGCTGGCATCTTGTTCCTCATCTAGTTCTTTATAGTAAGTGATTATAGAAAGTGCCTGACGAATATATCTTTTAATCTCTGCCATATTAATAGATAGATTCTCATACCCTGCAGGGCTTACACCATAATATACATTAGTGGGTGCGTTACCTTCTTTCAAGTCTGTAAGATACTCATCCATAATAGCAGGAGTTAAGACTCTCCATTCTACAGGTCTGGTATTAATTCTATTGGGAAGAGGAGGGTGATATATAGCAGCAGGTTTAGTAATAGTGACTACTTCTACTGCCTTTACTTCAGGTGTATAAGGCTTGTTACCTATTAAGCTGCAGCCGCTACTGGCTACTACTAACAGGAGTGGTAAGAGTTTCAAAGTCATTCAAGACCCCTTTAGTTCCTTTGTTAATAATATTTTCTATAAGCTTAGGCTTTCTTAAACTAAGCATATTCATATTGTGCTTATCAAATTTACTTTTAAGGTTATTAACTT